GGGCCGCCAACTGCCGCCCGCGGATCTATCTATGCTGGAAAAAAGTCAATGGAGGTCGCCGATGGTCACGCGCAAGCCTCCGCTCCGCGCCGCCCGCCCTGGCGAGAAGGCGCCCAAGCCGTCGGCACCGAAGAACCTGAAAGAGGCCGTGCTGCTGTCGGAGCGCGACCTTCTGGTGATGATGCGGACCAAACTGGCGTCCGAGATCGATTCGGGTGTTCCTCCGCACACGCTGGCCCCGCTGACCCGTCAGTTGCGGGATGTCGACAAGGAAATCCGCTTACTGGACGCGAAGGCCGAGCAGGAGTCTGACGATGACCGAGCGCGCCCTGACGCCGCCTGGGATTCCACGGCTCTCTGAGATCTGCCGCAAGGTCACCGCACCGGCTGGGATCACCACGACCGGCTGGCCGGCGGTGCAGCACACCTCCGAGTCGAAGCTCGGGATCACCTTCGACCCGTGGCAGCACGCGGCCGGGCGTCTGATTCTGGCGAAACGGGCTGACGGCAAGCTGGCGGCGATGATCGACGGAGTCGGCATGTCGGTCTGTCGCCAGGTCGGCAAGACGTATCTGATCGGCGGGGTCACGTTTGCGCTGTGCATCGATCGGCCGAACATGCTGGTCATCTGGTCTGCGCATCATGCGCGGACTCACGGCGAAACCTTCTTGGCTATGCAGGCTTTCGCGGATCGGCAGAAGGTCAAGCCGTACATCGATCAGGTTTATCTGGGTTCTGGCGATGAGGAGATCCGGTTCGTCAACGGCTCCCGGATTCTGTTCGGTGCCCGTGAGCGCGGGTTCGGCCGTGGCATTCCGGGCGTCGATGTGATCGTGTCCGATGAGGCGCAGATCATGTCCGACAAGGCTCTGGATGCCCAGCTTGCGACGATGAACACGTCGAAGTTCGGGCTGTCACTGTTCATCGGTACCCCACCGCGGCCGGACGACCCGTCTGAGGCGTTCACCCGGATGCGCGACGATGCGTGGGCCGGCCGGCTGACCGACGGCGCTTGGATCGAACTGAGTGCCGAGCCCGGGGCTGACCCGCACGACCGCAAGCAGTGGGCGAAGGCGAACCCGTCGTATCCCAACCGGACCCCGGCTGAGTCGTTTCTGCGATTGCAGCGGAAGCTGAAGCCTGATTCGTTCCTGCGCGAGGGTCTGGGCATCTGGGATGTCGAGTCCGAGGACGACGAGAAGCTGTGGAAGTTGACCGTCGAGGATTGGGCACTGACCGCGCAGGACATTCCGAAGCCCTCGAGCCAGCCGGCGTTCTTCATCTGCGCCGGTAAGGATCTGCGGTCGGCCGTCATCACGGTGGCCGCGATGAACGGCGACCTTCCTCACGTCGAGATCTCCGACCACGAGCCCGGCACGGGCTGGCTGACCGCCCGGGTGAAGGAACTGCACGAGAAGTACCCGAACGCGGTGTTCGGTGCCTACATGGCTGGGCCGGTCAAGTCGTGGCTGCCTCAGTTCTCCGAGGCCGGCGTCGAACTGGAGATGCTCACCTACCCGCAGGCGGCATCGGCGTGCGCGAATTTGCAGCGGCTGGTCGAGACGAAGGGCTTCACCCATCTGCCGGACAGGATCGTCGACGACTCGATCGAAGGTGCTGAGCGTCGCGAGCTCGACGGCGGCTCGTGGATCTGGGATTGGCGCAAGTCGGCCTCCGACCCTGCACCGATCGCGGCCATGACCGGCGCGCTGTGGCTGCTCGAAACGAACCCGTCGGTCGAACCGGCATTCGCATTCTCGTGAAGGGGGTCCTGTGACGATCGTCGAAACCATCCCACGCAGGATCACCCCCGCAATTGTCACGCTGACGGTGATCGCTGCGGTTCTGTTCGGGCTCGGATGGGTGATCGGTAAGGTTTCGATCCCGCTGGGCTGGATGCTGGCCGCGTGTCGTGTCGGCTGGGCTGATGCCCGTCGCGGCGGGGTCGGCCTGTGAGTCTCCTCGACCGGGTTGATGCGGCCCGCGGCCGCAAGGCGTTCGTGCAGGCGCCGTTCTGGGAGCTTGACGCGGCCCGTTTCGCCGCGTTCGGCGGCGGTTCGTACGGCTCAGACCGGGAGAACATCGAAAACGATTTCACCAGCTACGTCTGCGGCGCGTTCAAGGACGACCCGATCGTGTTCGGCGCGTTTGACCGGCGCCGCCAGGTGTTCTCCCAGGCCGCGTTCATGTGGCAGCGGATGCGTCAGGGCCGCCCCGGTGACCTGTTCTCCACCCCGGATCTCGATCTGCTGCGCCGGCCGTGGCCGAACGGCACGCTGGGCGAGCTGCTCGGGCACATGGAGAACGACGCGAGCGCGGCCGGGAACTTCTACGCGACCACCGTCGACGACCTGGGCAGGGTCGGACGGGCGGCGGCGGGCCCGACGAAGCGGATATCCCGGATGCGTCCCGACTGGGTGACGTTGATCATCAACTCGCCCTCGGACGATCCGAACGGGGTCGGCGCGAAGGTCGTCGCCTATGAGTACAAGCCTCCGACATCCGGGCGTGGTGCGGCACCGAGCGAGCCGTTGACCCTGCTGCCCGGCGAGGTGGTGCACTGGTCCCCGAAGCCTGATCCGATGGCCCGTTTCCGCGGTATGTCGTGGCTGACCCCGGTGATCCGTGAGGTCATGGCCGACAAGGCTGCCGCCGAGCACAAACTCAAGTTCTTCCAGAACGGCGCGGTGCATTCGACGGCGCTGAAATATCCGGCCGGCACGTCGCCTACGCAGCTTCGCGAGTACAAAGCGATCTACGACGCGGAGTACAAGGGCACCGGGAATGCCTGGAAGACGTTCCACATCGCGGGCGCCGACCCGATTCCGATGTCGGTGAACCTGAAGGACCTGGATTTCAAGTCGGTGCAGGGCTCGGGCGAGACCCGCATCGCAGTCGCGTCAGGTGTGCCGGCGGTCATCCTGGGAATCTCCGAGGGGCTGCAGGGCTCAAGCCTGAACACCGGGAACTTCTCTGCCGCCCGACGGCTGTTCGTTGACACCACGGTTCGGGATCTGTGGTCGACTGCTGCGGCGGCACTCGAAGCGCTGTTCGTCTCGCCCGGTTCGGATGTTCATCTCTGGTACGACGACCGCGACATCCCGTTCTGCCGCGAGGACGCATCCGACGACGCCGACATCCGGTCCAAGGACGCGATGACCCTGAAGACGATCACCGAGGCTGGGTATGCACCCGACGCCGCGGTCAAGTACGTGCTGACCGGCGACCTGTCCGTGCTGACCGGCACCCATACCGGCATGTACTCCGTGCAGTTGCAAACCCCCGGCGCCGACACGCCGACCGAAAACCCACCGCCCGATCCGGCGCTGAACGGGAGAACCAATGGATTCCAAGTCGCTTAGGGGCGTCGAGGTCAAGGACGCCGACAAGGGCGAGGTCAGCGCAGTGTTCGCGACGCTGAATGTGATTGACAAGGACGGAGACGTCTCCACCGCCGACACGTTCGAGGACGGCGCCGAGGTCCTGATCTCCGCGTACGGCCACAAGTCGTGGGAGGGCGCGCTTCCGGTCGGCGAGGGCCGCATCCGGATCACCGCTTCCGAGGCGATTCTGGATGGCAAGTTCTTCCTCGACACCACCGCTGGCCGTGACACCTTCCAGGTCGTCAAGCGGTTGGGCGCGAAGCAGGAATGGTCCTACGGGTTCGACACGCTCGACGCCGCTCCGGGTGTGTTCGATGGTCAAGATGTCCAGTTCTTGAAGCGGGTCAAGGTTCACGAGGCATCACCGGTGCTGGTCGGTGCAGGCGTGAATACGAGAACCCTCTCCGCGAAGAGCGCGAAAGAGGCGGTGGAGCAGATAGAGAAGGGCAGGATCGTGTCTGAGTACAAGGCTGCGGTTCGGCCGCATGAAACCCCGCTGAGCGTGAAGGCGTGGTCGTTGGCGAAAGCTGAGGACCGGTTGCCCGTCCAGCCGACCATCATGGATCTCCGTTCGATGTACGCCTGGTGTGATCCGTCGGGCGACCCGGAGATGAAGTCGTCCTACAAGTTCGCCCACCATGAAGGTCCGGGCGGCCCCGCGAACCTGCGTGCCTGCGTCGCCGGCCTGGCGAAGCTGAACGGCGCCGCCGGCGGTCCCGGCATATCTGATGATGACCGCCGAGGCGTGTACAACCATCTCGCCGCCCACCTGATCGACGACGATCGGGTGCCGACCGAACTCAAGTCGGCAATGGGTGGACCACTCAAGTTCTACGACGAAGGCGCTGCCACCCTGGCTGGTATCGACGCCTTCCTCGAACGCGGCTCGGAAGTCATG